GAAATATGGTGCTATGGTAAGTTTGAAAAAGATTGTAGCTATGGTTTTTCAGTTGTCTGTAATGACGAAGATTATGATTTTGAACCCGCAATAGATTTAGAAAACCCTAAAACTAATAGTTGGTATAAAATTTGTAAGATGTTAGATGAAACTTATAGAGGTGATATTGAACAAATAACAATAGGATAATATTAAGAAATTCTCATAGTCTAGTGCACAGTTCTATGAGATAGGGGGTACTTCTAGCGGGGTACTCCCGACCTTATTTTTTTATGGGCATTTTGGGAGCTGAGCTGAGCTGAGCCATTAGAGAGCTGAGCTGAGCTGAGCCATTAAAGTGCCCGTATGTAGAAGCCAAATCATAAACACAATAACTTATAGGAGTTTATAATATATGGATAGTAACGATACCTTACTAACTATAATGCCCAAATACTCAGACCAATTAAAACACGAAAAAGAAATGGCTGAGCTAGGGAAACATAGAACGAACAAAAGACGTACCTCACATGTGGAACGTGAGGAAGAATCTGTGACGAGCTACGGAAAAGTTATGGTAGCCAACACAATCAGACCTTTAGCCAATGCCATAGCTGAGTTTATACTAGAGACATCTAAGAAGACTATCGGAAAGCCACCTATTGCTTTCGTTAAAATGTGCGAAGTTTCACCTGAAATATTAGCCTTAATTACTGGCAAACATATCATTAATACAATTACTCAATACAAACCCTTAACTGCAACGTGTATATCACTAGGCGGAAAAGTAGAGACTGAAATAGCTTTAAAGAACTTTAAGTTTTTAAACCCTGAACTTTATGACGCTGTTAAAAAAGATTTAGATAAAAGGTCTTGGAATTATGTCTATAAAAGACGTAAGCTAAGAGAGAGTGCTAAGCGTGGTGTTGTTAAATGGGAAGAGTGGACTACACCTGAAAAACTACACGTTGGATTAAAACTAATTGAGATGTTAATTGTCTCAACGGGCTTAATTGAAATTGGTATGGAAACTATCAATCATAAAAAAGCTAAGATTATCAAACAAACACATAAGACTAGAGAATGGATTAAAAATAGAAATAGCTTTAATGAGCTATTAAACCCTGAATACTTACCAACAGTTTTACAACCTAAGATGTGGAGCTCAGTTGTAGGTGGTGGATATTGGACTAAGGAATTACCTGAGTTAGATTTAGTAAAACAAAAGAATAAACATTTTAAAAGAGAGCTTGAGAACTTTGATATGCCTGAAGTTTATAGTGCTATCAATACTATGCAAAGTACACCTTTTAAAATTAATCGGTTTATCTTAAAGGTTATGCAAACAGCTTGGGATAATGGAGACGCTATTGGTGGTATGCCACCTAATAGGAACTTAGATATACCTAATAAGCCACACGATATTGAGACTAATAGAGTGTCAAGAAAAGAGTGGAAGTTTAGAGCTGTCATAGCTCATACTGAAAATGCTCGTATGTTTTCTAAAAGATTATTGTATGCTAAAATAATTTGGTTAGCTCAAAAGTTTAAAGACTATGCGACATTGTTCTATCCTTTACAATTTGATTTTAGAGGAAGAGCTTATTGCGTCCCTGCCTTTTTAAACTATCAAAGTATTGGTGGTGCTAAGGCTATGCTTTTATTTTCTAATGGAAAAGAAATTACTCCTGAGAATAGAGGAGAGTTTTGGTTAGCCATACACGGAGCTAATATGTATGGAGAAGATAAAATCTCCTTAGATGATAGAGTTAAGTGGGTTAATGATAATGAACAATGGATAGTTAATTGTGCTCAAGACCCTTTTAGAAATAGAGAATGGGAAGACGCTTCTAATGCTTTTCAATTCTTAGCTTTTTGTGAAGAGTGGCGATGTTATCAATCAAGAGGAATAAATGAAAAGTTTATATCTCATTTACCAGTTAATGTTGATGGGAGCTGTAATGGTCTTCAATTATATTCTTTAATGTTAAGAGATAGTGTTGCGGGTAAGTTAGTTAATTTACTTCCAACAGATACACCTCAAGACATTTATCAATTAGTTGCTGACGCTGTTAATAAAAAGTTAAAAAAACACGTTGCAGAAGGTAATCCTTACGCTCAGGCTTGGTTGAAGTATGGAATTAAGCGTTCTACTACTAAAAGAAGTATTATGACAATTTGTTATGGTTCAACAAGATATTCTTGTACGGACTTTGTTATAGAAGACTTAACGAAAAGACAAGACAAAGGTGAACATCACCCATTTGTTGATGATTTATTTAGACCCGCTTCTTATTTGGCTAGTGTCATTTGGGATAGCATAGGGGATAATTTAAAATCAGCTAGAGTAGGTATGAAATTTCTTCAGGAAATTGCTAAGATTGTTTCAAAAGAACAATTACCTATTCACTGGGTTACACCAGTAGGATTTCCAGTTTATCAATCCTATCCTGAAATGAAGTCTAAAAGAGTTAAAGCTATGCTTATGGGTGAAGTTATAAAACCCCGTATCAATGCTGAGACTGATAAGACAGATAAATTGCGTATGTCCAACGGAGTAGCTCCTAACGTGGTGCACTCGGTTGATTCTGCGGGAATGATTAAGACTGTTAATATTGCATATAAAAATGGAATTAAAAACTTTTGTAATGTGCACGATAGTTTTGGTACTACTGCGGGTGATGTAGAAATGTTAAATAAAAGTATAAGAGAAGCCTTTATTGATATGTTTTCTAAGCACGACATACTAAATGAGTTTAGGGAAGATGTCATAAGACAACTACCTGATAAACTAAAAAATAAATTGCCTGAAATACCCTCAAAAGGCGATTTAGATATTAATAAATTGAGGGAAAGTAAGTTCTTTTTTGCGTAAAAGCATTAAAGTACCCCTACTTAGAACCTATAAAAAGGAGACAAAAAAAAATGGCAAAGAATAGTTATGTCAAGGTTGTATCACCAGTTGGAGTTTCGCAATATGCGTGGCTGACGACACCTGATACTCGTTTTGATGAGACTGGTCATTATAAGACCAACCTTATTTTAAAAGCGAAAGATGCTCAACCATTAGTCACTCAAATTAATGCTGAGATTAAAAAAAGTCTTACTCTTGCTAAAGAGAAGGCTAAAGGAAAATCTATTAAACAAGCTCCTAGTCCTTTTGAAGATGAATTAATTGATGGTGAGCCATCAGGAAATGTTATCTTTAAATTTAAGACTAAGGCAAAAATTATAACTAAAGATGGTAAAGTAATACCTAATAGAGTTGCTTTGTTTGATAGCGTGGGGAAACCTATGATTGACGCAAATGTTTGGTCAGGTAGTGAAATGAAAGTATCAGCAGAATTGATACCTTATTACACAGCTATGGCAGGAGCAGGTGTATCAATGAGACTAAGAGCAGTTCAAATAACTAAGTTAGTTGAAGGTGGCTCTAGTAATGCTAAAGGTTATGGCTTTGATAAAGTTAAAGACGGCTATGAACAACCTGAAGCAGTAGCAGTAGTAGAGAATGTATCGCAGGAAGCTACGTCTGACTTCTAAGCAAGTCGGATTAAGATACGGATTTCGTTCAGGCTTAGAAGAGTCTATAGCGAAAGAACTAAAAGAAAATCGTGTAGCGTATGAATTTGAAAAGACTAAGTTGAAATATACTAAGCCTCAAAAAGTTCATACCTATACGCCTGATTTTCATTTAACAAAGAAAAAAATTTTTATAGAAACAAAAGGATTATTTACCACTCAAGATAGACAGAAAATGAAATTGATTAGGGAACAACACTCTAATTTAGATATTAGATTTATATTTTCTAATTCAAGAGCTAGGATAAGTAAGAAATCAAAAACAACCTATGGAATGTGGTGCGAAAGATATGGATATATGTATGCTGATAAACACGTTCCGAAAGAATGGTTATGAGACAAACTGATTTAAGAATATTGAGTCTAGGTGCAGGAGTACAAAGTTCCACATTAGCTTTAATGATTGAGAAAGGGCAAGTTCCTATGGTAGATGGAGCTATCTTCGCTGACGTAAAAGGAGAACCTAAAGCGGTTTATACTCATCTTGATTGGCTAGAAAAACAATTATCTTATCCTGTGTACCGAGTGACTTGGAGAAATTTAAAGCAAGATATATTAGATGCGGCGGAAGGTAAATATAAGGCTTTTACTGCACCTTTTTTCACTAAACACCCTATTACTGGAAAAAAGAAAATGTTGCGTAGACAATGCACATTTATGTATAAAATAAATCCTGTAGGACAAAAAGTTAGAGATTTATTAGGTTTAAAAAAAGGAGAAAAAAGAAAAAAAGGTACTCGTGTTGAAATGTTAATGGGAATATCTAAAGATGAAGTATTTAGAATGAAAACAAACAGAATTCCCTACATAACTAATATGTACCCTCTCGTTGATATGAATATGACAAGAAGTAATTGTTTAGAATGGGTTTCAAAGTATGGTTATCCTAAACCACCAAGAAGTGCCTGTACGTTCTGTCCCTATCATTCAAATGAGGAGTGGATAGAAATTAAAAAGAATAAGGAAGAATGGGCTGAAGTTGTTGCTATGGATAAAGCTATTCGCCATCAAGAAAGGCATAAAGATAAATTTAAAAATTCTAAAGAAGTTTTAGATGAATTGTATTTATACCGTGAAGGTATACCTATTGATGCGGTTGATTTTAATAAGAAAAAAAACAACCAATTAGATTTATTTAAAAATGAATGTGAGGGTATGTGCGGCAATTAATTGAAAGTTTTATTGATGTAGGAAGTGGATTTGTATTAGCAATTTTAATACAGTTGCTAATTTTTCCGCTCTTTGATTTACACCCATCAATATTAGATAGCATTGGTATTGCCTTAATATTTACAGTTGTATCTATCACTAGGTCTTGGATTTGGAGATTAGTTTTTACAAAATATAAAAGACCCCAATCTACCTATCAAATTAATTTTGATGATTATTGCAGGGGAGATATGGAAGAAGAAGATGAAGAACGTAAGATTAGAAACTAAATATATTGTCATACACTCTTCTGAAACTAATCCAACACAGAATTTTGACGTAAAGGATATTGACATACAGCACAGAAAAGAAGGTTTGTTCTCTTGTGCATTTCACAAAGTCATTACTAGAAAAGGTGAAGTGCAAGATGGAAGAGAAATACAAATCGCAGGTGCTCACGTTGATAGCTCTGTTAAATTGTCAAATAAAAATTCTATTGGTATCTGTCTAATCGGTGGACAGACAATAGATGGTAAGCCCGATTGTAATTTTACTTTTAAACAATATGGAGCTCTTATAGAGTTAATCCGTGATTTAAAAAAAGATTACAAAGAGGTTCAGATAGTTGGTCATAGAGATATGGCTGACTCCTTATCTCCGCATTTTAACGTAAGTGAATTGCTGAGGTAGTTTGTTTGTACCCCTTGAGAGAGTAAATAATACTCAACGGAAAATCTTAAATGATTGGAATTGTGAGGCTAAAGCTCTCAAGGGGGAA